GTGACTGAGTAATCAAAATGGCAAGGTATTATGGGAATATAGGATTTGCGATTCAAGTGGAGGATGAGCCTGGCATTTGGGTTGACACTATTGAGGAACGTCCTTATAAGGGCGATATAACTCGTAGCGGTCGTAGGTTTGATAATTCTGAAAACATTAACGACAATTTTACAATTACTAATGTCTTCAGTATCATATCCGACGCATTCTTATATTCCCATATACCTGCCATGCGTTACATCGAGTATCTTGGGTCCAAATTCAAGATAGTGTCTGTTGAAGTTGACCGTCCTAGAGTTGAAATTCGTGTTGGAGGTGTATATGTCTCGGGAGACTCGTCGTCTTAAACTTCATTCGATTTTAAGTTCGATTCCCGGAATTAAGAAGGCATATTTTCAGCCTCCGGCATCGATTTCTATTGAGTATCCGTGCATTGTGTATAATTACGACGATGACATGAAATACCATGCGAATAATAAAGCTTACTTGATTCGTGATAGGTACTCGGTTACTCTCATTACAAAGCGGGCGATGCCCGACGAAACCCTATCTGCATTGGACGAACTCGATTATTGCGATTTCGATAGGCACTATGTTTCGGACAATCTTCATCATTTCGCATATAGGCTTATTCTGACAGAAAGGATTCAGAATGTCTAAATTAGTTTGGGATGCTATTGGCGAGCATCGCTATGAGACTGGCGTAGACCATGGCGTTCTGTATCAGGTCACCAACGCTGGTAAATATTCCGACGGCGTTGCTTGGAATGGTCTGACCAACGTTTCCGAGTCTCCTTCTGGCGCTGAGGCTCAGAAGCAGTACGCCGACAACATGAACTACCTGACGCTGTACTCCGCCGAGGAGTTTGGCGCCACCATCGAGGCATTCACCTACCCCGACGAGTTTGAGCAGAACGACGGCTTTGCTAGCCCGACCAAGGGTATGCGCATCGGTCAGCAGACTCGTAAGGGCTTTGGTCTGTGCTATCGTACCAAGATTGGTAACGATGTCGAGGGCGATGAGTATGGCTATAAGCTTCATCTGATTTATGGTTGCCGTGCTGCGCCGTCTGAGCGTGGTTATGCCACCATCAATGACTCGCCCGAGGCCATTACCTTCTCGTGGGAGCTTAGCACCACGCCTGTTCAGGTTCCTGGCTATGAGCCCACTTCTCAGATTACCATTCCCTCGACTGACTTCGAGTCTCAGGATGATAAGACGAAGCTTGCCCTGCTAGAGTCGGTTCTTTTTGGCACCAATGGTGAGGGTCAGGCAACCGGCACTGTTCCCACCCTGCCTCTTCCCGAGGTTGTCGAGAAGATTCTTGATGGCACCATCACTACCATCGAGGATGCCCTTGCTGCTTAATCAAAATAGCAAGTAATTTTTAGTGGGAGGCTTTTTCGACCGGTCAGGACTCAGGAAAAAGCCACGAACTGGATTCGGTGGGGTTTCTTGTTCTTTACATATGGTACACCTCGGGGTTCTTGCGAGAACGCTGAGAGGGTGAGAGACAGAGGGCGGCTCTCCGGCTGGTGTGGGCAGACCAGCAATTTTTGGGGGTGTGGCGGAATGGCAGACGCAGGAGACTTAAAATCTCTCGACTTTAGTCGTGAGGGTTCGAGTCCCTCCACCCCCACCATTATATTTGGCCGCATAGCATAGCGGTTAGTGCAGTCGGCTCATAACCGATTGGTCGTAGGTTCGAATCCTACTGCGGCCACCATATGGGCCTGTAGCTCAGCAGGTTAGAGCAGGGGACTTTTAATCCCAAGGTCATGGGTTCGATTCCCATCGGGCCCACCATTCAAATTTTAGAGAGAAAGGGCTTTTTATGACAACATTCGACATAAGCGCCGAAGGGTTCATTCGGTACTTTGTTGATTGGTTTAATGAGAATGTCGCTGATACCGACGTTCCCATTATTACAAAACCGGACGTTTATTGCGTGTGGTTTTCATATATTCTTGGCAATGCCAAGTGTTTAATTTCGACCATTAGGCCAGACCATAGGTACTACGAGCTTACGTTTAACGGCGATAAGCTCGAGGTGTATGTCGATACTTATGTTAAGGTTAATAATAACGAAGAAAAAGTTGCGATTATTTAAGAGAAAGGCAGAATAATGATTAAGTGGCCGATTACTTATACTGACTATAACGGCGAGACTCATACTGAGGATTTCTATTTCAATCTCAGCAAGGCCGAGGTTATGGAGATGAACTTCGATGCGAATGGTGCATACGCCGAGTATCTTCAGCGTATGGTCGACCAGCGAGATGCTCATAATCTTGGCATCGAGTATAAGCGAATCATCCTTAGGTCTTACGGCGAGAAGTCCGCGGATGGTCGCCGCTTCGTTAAGTCTAAGGAGCTCTCCGAGGCGTTTGAGCAGAGCGAGGCTTATTCCGAGCTGTATATGGAGCTCATCGCAGACCCAGATAAAATGACCAAGTTTATCGAGGGCGTCATGCCTAAGGTTCCTTCTGATGACAAGCCAGCTCTTGAGAATCATATGAGTCTTGCCTAAGAGGTGATTAGAGTGCTCCGTATCACAGTGCCTGCACGAGAATTTTACGACGAATCTAAAGAGGAATTTGTCGAGATAAAAGAGCAGACTCTGGTTATGGAGCACTCTTTAATCTCCATTTCAAAATGGGAAGCAAGGTGGAAGAAACCATATCTTTCCGAAGATGTTAAAAAGACTGACGAAGAAGTTTTTGATTATTTACGTTGTATGACAATAACTCCTTCTAACGTCGATCCGCTTGTATATAGGTCTTTGTCTCCGAAAAACATAGAAGATATTTCTAATTATATAAAAGATTCAATGACGGCTACAACAATAAATAGATTTAGAACTTCGAGCGGGCGTAAAGAAGTACTAACAAGCGAAGTGATTTACTATTATATGATCGCTCAGAATATACCTGTGGAATTTGAAAAATGGCATATAAACAGACTCATTACATTGATTGAAGTTTGTGCGATTAAAAATGATCCAAATCCAAAGAAAATGAGCAGATCAGCCATTGCTAAACAGAATCGCGCTTTGAACAAGGCGCGTCGAGCTAAATACGGAACAAAAGGATAAGTTGGTGCCTTAAATGTCCAGCATGATTACGATTACGTCATCTGGTAATTTTAAAAAAACATCGAGATTTCTTCATGCTATAAAAAATCGAGAAATCTATGATGTTTTAGATTCTTATGGCGCTAGAGGCGTTGAAATACTTTCTTCCAATACTCCTATGAGAACTGGAAATACGGCATCTTCATGGGGGTATTCAAAAGAAATCACTAGTCAAACCATAAAACTCGAATGGTATAATACGAATCTTGCTATGGATGGAAAGACCCCGGTCGTTATTCTTATCATTAAGGGTCACGGAACTCGTAATGGCGGATATGTTGCGCCAAATGATTTTGTTACCGAACCGATGCGCAGTTTATTTGAGGAAGCAACCGAGGCTGTTTGGAAGGCGGTGACTTCGTTGTGAGTACAACAGACGAACGCATAGTTTCTTTAAAATTCGACAATTCTGGTTTTGATGCCGGAGCAACAAAAGCAATAGGCATCTTGGAAAAACTGTCTAGTGCATTAACTTTTAAAAATGGTACGGCCGGTCTTGACGCTATACGAAAAAGTAGTAGTCAATTCAATATGAATGGAGTATCGACAAGTATCGATATTGTATCTTCGAGATTTAGTGCATTTCAGGAATTTGTTACAGGTGTGTTCAGACGCCTTGGCGAACGAGCAGCTGATTTTGGAATGAGTTTAGCTCGAAACGCTACGGTTAAACCGATTATGGATGGCTTCTCTGAGTATGAGTTGCAAATGCGATCGATTCAAACCATATCGGCGAATACGGGTCTTTCCGGAAGCAAAGGCATAAATACGATCAATAAATCGTTGGATGAGTTGAATGAATATGCCGATAAGACAATTTATAATTTCTCAGAAATGACTCGTAATATTGGTACATTTACTGCCGCGGGTGTTGATTTGGACACTTCGGTAGCGTCGATTAAAGGTATTGCTAATTTGGCGGCAGTTTCTGGTTCCACCTCGCAGCAAGCATCGACGGCAATGTATCAGTTGTCTCAGGCTATTGCATCTGGAACTGTTAAACTTCAGGATTGGAATTCTGTTGTTAATGCCGGTATGGGCGGAAAAGTATTCCAGGAAGCATTAAAACGAACTGCTCGAGCCCACGGTATAGCCGTCGATGACATGATAGCCAAGACTGGTTCGTTTCGAGAATCTCTCCATGAAGGTTGGTTAACAACCGAGGTTTTGACTGACACTCTTGGACAATTGACGATAAGTTACGACGAAGTTGGCGACGCTTCATATAAGGCTGCTTATCAGAAGCTTTTAGATGCTAATTATTCGAAAAAAGATGCAGAGGAAATTCTAGAACTTGCCAAGACTGCAGAAGAAGCAGCCACGATGGTTCGAACTTGGACGCAGCTTTGGGAGACCGTTGGAGAAGCGCTTGGATCTGGATGGGCGACGACGTTTCGAATAATCATAGGCGATTTTAATCAGGCAACTGAAGTTTTTACCTATCTTTCAAACAAACTCAGTGAGATAATCAATGCAAGTTCGGAAGCCAGAAATGCAATGCTTGGCGTTTGGGCAAGTGAAGAAGTTGGCGGACGAGAGTCTTTATTTAACGCTATAGTTAACATCGTCACGGCTATAGAAAAACCGCTTAAAGCAATTTCAAAAGCATTTGATAATGTTTTTGGAATAACAGGGGAAGAGCTTGCCGATTTAACAAGAGATTTTGGATATTTTACCGAATCGCTTGTTATTACAGACGATCAAGCCGAATCGTTATCCGAGCATCTCACTACGATATTTACAATAGTTTCGGATGCGATTGGAATTGTTTCTTCGATTTCGTCTGAGTTTTTAAACGTTGTTTCCGAAGTTAGCGGATATTTCGCTCCGTTGGTTGATAAAATTGACGGGTATTTACGGTCGTTAATTATGACGGAAAATGAACATACCGATTTCGTCAACGACTTATCCGTTTTATCGTCTGTGTTTTCTGGAATGGGTTATGTTGTATCAAAAGCAGCTGGATATTTCATAGATTTTGCTGGAAATATGCTTATTGCTATTGATAACGCAAACGCATTTCATCATATTACAAAAATAATAAAAAATGTGTCTACCGCTATAAATCGTATCCTTCGTCCAATTAGGTTTGCTTTTACGGAAGTTTTTGGGTTGGACAAGTCCTTCTTCGATAAGATATCCGGAGGTCTTGGACGATTTCTTAGGAACATCGAAAAATTAACCGAGAATTTAATTATATCCGGAGAAGCAGAACAAAAACTTCACGATAGATTTAAAGATTTCTTCGAAATTATACATAGTCTTGGCGGTCCTTTAGAGACCGTAGGTGCTGCTATTGGAAATTTCTTTAATAATTTAGTTTCGGATATTGATGGAAAAGGAATCGCCGATGCGATTGCCGGAGTCTTTTCGAGTTTTGATTTAGGCGGATTGTTTGATAAGCTGGCTGCCGGGGCAGGTGTTGGTGGTTTAGCTTTTATTATAAAATTGGTTAAAGACTTTCTGGATCTTATAGACGATATTAAGAACGGAAAGTTTTTAGTCGGAATCGGTGGAATCTTTGACACTGTTCGCGAGTCGATAGAAGCTTGGCAAAACAACATAAAAGTTGATACGCTTCAAAAAATAGCCATATCGATAGGGATTATTGCAGCATCTTTATGGGTTTTGTCTAGAATTCCGGCAGACGCTCTTTCCAATGCATTGTTGGCGATGATGACTTCATTGCTGGCTTTAACTGGAGCATTGGACATGCTTCCAAAAGACAAAAAAATGGCCGCATCGGCGGTCGCTTTGATTGCTCTTGGTGTTGCGATTGGTCTTGTATCGCTTTCTTTAAAACTATTAAGTACGATTGATACCGATGCGTTGGCTAATAGTCTATTGGCACTTATGACCATACTACTCTCTTTAACTGGGTCGCTAAATATGATGCCAGACAGCGGAAAGCTATTATCGTCATCCGTTGCAATCATTGCGTTGGGTGTTGCTATAGGCGCGATTTCCCTTTCACTTAAGTTATTGAGCACAATCGACCCGGATAGTTTAGCAAATAGTTTATTAGCTTTGATGACAATACTTTTATCCGTTGTTGGCTCGTTAAATATGATGCCTGATAGTGGAAAGTTATTGTCGTCTTCGGTTGCATTGATAGCATTGGGAATTTCTGTTGGGTTGCTTTCGGTTTCTCTCAAAATGCTAAGTAGTATCGATGCCGATGCGTTGGCTAATAGTCTATTAGCACTTATGACTATACTTTTATCAGTAGTTGGTTCGTTAAATATGATGCCGGATAGCGGGAAGTTGTTGGCCTCTTCCGCAGCATTAATAGCGTTGGGTGTCGCCGTTGGTATTTTATCGGTATCTCTTAAGTTGCTGAGTACTATAGACGCAGGCGCGTTGGGGAATAGTCTATTGGCTTTGATGACTATATTAATTTCCATGGTTGGCGCTTTGAACATGATGCCGGATGGTGGAAAACTTCTTGGTGCGTCTGCGGCATTGATAGCCATGGGTGTTGCTGTTGGTATTTTATCGCTATCTCTTAAGCTTCTCAGTACGATAGATTCTGAAGCTTTGGCTAATAGCTTAATCGCATTAATGACAGTTCTCATATCTTTGGTCGGAACAATAACGCTTTTGTCTGGTGCGGCGGCTCCGATGCTCGGTGTTTCCGTAGCTATGGTAGGCCTCGGGATTGCAGTTGGATTATTGGCTCTATCATTAAAACTTCTGAGTACGATACCGGCCGAATCGTTGGCTTCTGGTTTGTTGGCTTTGATGGTTGTGTTTATATCGTTGGCCGGAGCTATGGCACTTCTATCGGCATTGGCCGCTCCATCTCTTTTGTTTACCGCGGCAATGATTGGTCTTAGTGTGGCTGCACTTCTCTTGGCCCATGCATTGGCGATTCTCATACCTGCAATAACGCCAGTTGTGTCTGCTATGATGGAAATTGGCGGGAACATTTTACAGGGACTGATAAATGGATTCATGAATTTTCTTCCGTTTTTAGCAGAACTTCCCGGAAAGGTATTTGAATTTATAGTTGGCGGAATTAAATCTTTATTGGGAATTAATTCGCCGTCAACTGTTATGGCTGAAATAGGCGGAAATATTGTACAAGGTCTTATTAATGGTATTGGCGATTTCTTAGGCGGATTAGCGGCAAAGGCCGGAGAAATCGGAACGACTGTAATAAATGGTCTTGGAAATTTTGTTGGCGGATTAGCCGGTAAAGCCGGAGAAGGAATGAGCGGATTTGTCGGCAAAATCGCAAGTTTCTTTGGAATTGCAGAATCTGCTGGTGCCGAAGCTGGTACAAGTGCAGTCAATGGTCTTGATTCTTTTGCTACTTCTGCGGCAACTAAGGGCGTTAACGGTGTTATGGAGCTCGCCAAAGGCATTTCTAGTGGTTCTGGAAATGTTAATAAATCATCCAAAGATGTTAGTGACGGAGCCATAAAATCTGTAAGCGGAATGAGTAAAGATTTTAAGAAAGTCGCGAACGACGCTACGAAGTCTATGGTTAGTGGCTTGAGCGCAGGAACTTCGAGCGTGCGAAGCGCTGCATCATCTCTTGGTTCCGCAGCTAAATCAGGAGCTAGTGGATATTCTCTATACGACACTGGTAGGTATTTGGCAGAAGGTCTTGCGAACGGTATCGCCAAGAACGCTTATAAAGCGGAACGGGCTGCCGCTCGAATGGCTGCTGCTACAAAGAGAAAGACTGAGGTTACTGCAGAGGTTAAATCACCTTCTCGAGTGTTTATGCGAATCGGTAATTATATTGCCGAGGGCTTTGCCATTGGTATTCGAAATGGCACAGGAGATGCTGCGAAGGCTGGTGAAGAGCTGGCCAGCGTTCTTCCCGATGCGTTTTCGGATCTGTTAGAATCCCAAACCATCGACATCGAAGATATTCTTGACACCGATTATAGTCCCGAAATCACCCCGGTAATCAACGCGACGAGTTTCAATTCAGGCATAGGACGTCTTCGCGCTGCTCTTGGAACTAGTTTTAATGATCTTTCCGTCGGCAACCTCAATTATGCTGGAGAACTTTCCGCTAAAATTTCCGACGCAAATGAGCTCAATCGGCAAATGGTTGACGCTATGTCGGAAAACGCAATTGATTACAATCTTCTTGGTGCGTCGGTTGCGAACGCACTAATCCAATCCGGAGTCCATGTTGAAATCGACGGCGGCCAGCTTATGGGATATTTGGCCGGTGAAGTGGCCAGCGCTCGTCGAATGTATCAGTAAAGGAGATAATTATGGCGACGCCTGCTGAGGGTGCGTACTTAATCATTTCGGTTGGCTCGTCAAAAGCCTTGGATGTTGTTGGCGAGAGCGATAAAGCTAAAGCCAACGTAATCCAGTATACGGCAAATCACTCCGATGGTCAGATATGGACGCTGGCTAAAACTTCCACAGGATGGCAAATCACTTGCGTTCTTAGCGGAATGGTCTTGGCGGTTAACGCAGGAAGCAGTGGTCCGTCCGCGGGCACCAACGTATTCCAATATAGTGATACGAACAAGGATGCCCAACGATGGACCATTGCTTCCGTCAGCGGAACCCAC